TGGATATAGAAAACAAGAACAATCATTTTACAAATCTGGACCTTGCTGATTACAAACGTTTATTTGGAGATAACACGCTCTTTAATGTGTTAGATAAATTACCAAAGCCTGACCTTGTAATAGCTAGTCCACCATGTGAAAGTTGGTCAAATGCTTCTGCAATGGAAAATGGGAATGCGTGTTGGAAACGCAATGATGTGTCTGATAGCTTGTTTGCTCCACAAGTAAGACCTTCACCGTTCACGATCAGGGCAAATCAGGATTACGAATTAGCCTATATAAATTATCAGTACGATAGGCAATTTTTAAAAAGGGTCAATGGCGAGCTAACAGCTTTCAACACAATAGAAATCATAAAAAGATATAGACCACAATTTTGGGTTATTGAGAATCCAGCAGCTGACAGACTGTGGCCTTACATTGAGGACATTATTGGATTCAGAATTCCATACAAAAACCTAGCTAGATACAATAATTATGATTATCCTTTACAAAAACGGACAATTTTTGGAAGCAATGTTGAACTTAATCTTAAGAATAAAATTATCAAGCAGGACATAGAGTGGAAGAACTTCTCAAAATCATACAACGAGAGATCTAATATACCTGAAAAATTGGTGTCAGAAATATTCAAAAAAATTTACAAGGAGTTTAGTAAAGATGATTGAACTCTATTTCATTTATAACGGTCACCGCAAGATACTCATTGGGAGTTTTGGGCACATACATAGCGCAATCAACGAATTAAAGAAACATCAAGCTAGTTACTCAGCAATCAGTCATCCACGATTTCAGAAAAGCATGAGTGGTGAGAACATCAGGATTGACTACGGAGCAGTTGACTGCTACTACTTGATTACGAATAAAACGGAGGAAAAGTAAGATGAATACAAAAATGAATTTGGAAGAAAAAGTACAACAATGGTTTGTTGACCGAAATTTACATGAAGCAAATCCTGTCAAACAGTTCTTGAAGTTGATGGAAGAGTCAGGAGAATTGTTTGAGGGTATCGCAAAGGATAAACCTGAATTAATTTATGATGCTCTTGGTGATATCCAGGTAGTAATGATTGGGCTTGAGCAACAGATCAAGAACGGGGCTCAGATTTCAGCCAATCAACAGGAACTTGAATTGTTGCTGATGGTTTCTAGTCTAGGTAATATCGCTCAGAAGTTATACGCTCATGTCTGTCACAATGAAACTCAAATTCCTTTAATCAAAGCTGATTTGATGTTTCTTGACAGTGTTGTTAGCACTGTTTCGTTTTTAAATGGAACTACTGCTGAGAATTGTTTAGAAGAAGCATACAACGTTATCAAAGACCGAAAAGGGAAGATGATCGATGGAGTGTTTGTCAAAGAGGAGGATTTGGCATGATACCAAAATTTAGAGCGTGGGATAAAGTGTTTAAAGAAATGGTGCAAGTTAATGCACTAGTCTTAGATGAACAAGTTGTTAAAGTGACTTACAAAAATGGCAATGTTGCAAAAGAGGATATGAAAGAATATGAGCTCATGCAATCAACAGGACTTTTTGACAGAAATGGAGAGGAAGTGTTCGTCGGTGACATCGTTAAATGTACAAGAGGATGTCACCATGAAGTATATTTAGAAAAAGAATACGGAGGAACATTCATAGGTGGAATGCCTGCTATATATCTAAAGGGCTTGCTAAGTGGGTATGCGTGGACTGAATACGAGGAAATCATCGGCAACATTTACGAAGATCCGGAACTTTTGGAGGTAGAGTGATGAATAAAAAAGAGTTGGTTAAAAAGTACAAAAGACTTGAAGGAGTATGGGATGCTCCAGGAGCAGAAACAGCCCGTCAAATTTTTCTACAAGACTTGGAACAACTAGACGAAACCGAAAAAGTCACAGTATCTGAAGAAGAAGCAAAATTCCTTAAAACGTTTGATTTTAATTGTGAAAGTGATGTCACAACAGCTTTATATCATGTTTCAAGAACTGGTTGGGGTTATTATTTAAAAGATAACAATGGCATAGAATTAAAATACTTGAGCGAAGGATTTAGGGAACTTGAAAACAGAAAAAGATTAATAAAAGCCATACTTGACGGCTATGAGGTCGAGAAAGAAAAGCGGTATTTAGTAAAAGCGAAAGGTGTTAATGAATATGGTTGCTATCTTAATAAAGGTTTATTATCCAAAGAATATTTTTGGGAATCAAAATCCGAAATCGGTGGGTGCAGAACCAAGCACACCCGTAAACAATTAGAAGATGACGACTTTGGCTGGGTGTTTGATTGCCCAGGTATTGAGATTGAGGAAGTATAAAAGGAATTAAACAATGATCAATAATGTTGTGTTAGTAGGTCGATTGACTCGTGACCCTGAGTTAAGATACACACCATCAAATGTGGCTGTTGCAACTTTCAGCTTGGCAGTTAATCGCAATTTTAAGAATCAGGCAGGTGATTATGAAGCTGATTTTATTAGCTGCATCATGTGGCGCCAGCAAGCTGAAAACTTTGCAAATTGGCTTAAAAAGGGTGCTCTTGTAGGGATTACAGGTCGCATTCAGACTCGTAGCTACGATAACCAACAAGGACAACGTGTCTATGTGACTGAAGTTGTAGCCGAAAGTTTTCAAATACTTGAAAAAAAGGATAATGCTGCAAACAATGCAAGTATGGAAAATCAAATTCCACCAAGTTTTGAAAAAACTAACCCTATGGATATATCTGATGATGATTTACCATTCTAGGAGTATTCGGATGAGTACAATTAATCAAGATATAATTAAGGGTTTAAAACGTTCAATCAAAGTAGCTGAAGAAAAGATTGAAGAACTGAAGAAACCAAGTCATAAATCAGTGGTGCACATGAGAGCTGCTGAACGCGATTTTTGGAAGAAGAAACTGAAAAGGTATCAAGAACAGTTGGAGGAGTTGAAAAATGAATAAAAAAGAATTGTTTGAAGCAGTTATTGAGTTACCAGTAGATTACAGTGGCTCTAGACCTAAGATTGATAAATTAACAACATTGGAATTGATAAAGTTACTAGACGAACCAGAGAAAGTCACAATCCCGCAGTTTGTGGCGGATTGGTATGAAAATAATAAAGATTATCTTGAATATAATTTTCAGGATTGGCTTAAACATCTTTCTGAATACAGGTTGAGCGAAAACGAACAATTTGGTAAATGGGTAAATGAACCAGAGAACAATCCCGCAGAAACCCTTATTAAGATGAAGCTTTTCGGCTACGAGAAAGAGAAGCGTTATCTAGTGAGGATTATTGGGATTACCAATTATAATAGTTACTTAAATTACCACAAGGGAGAAGATAAGTGGACTATTGAATCTCGTGTGGAGATTGATGCAATCAGAACTGAACACACCCGAAAAGAGTTAGAAGATGCCGGATTTGGTGAAGTGTTTAACAGTACATTGTTTGAAGTCGAGGAGGTGGAAGAATGATTCCAGAAAACCAATTTATTAGAGAGCTTATTGAAGATGAAGATATTATCT